CTACGGTCCCGTAGTTTGCCTACGGGTGCCGTCGGCGAAAACTACGACGCGTCCCTCACGCGGAAACAAGTCCGTGACCTCTACGCCGAGGACACGTGCGACGCGCTCAAGCTCGTCGAGGTCTAGTGCCGTATCTCCTGACAACCGCCGCCAGACGGTGGTGTGTGACACCCCAAGCGCCCTGGCCATCGTCTGACGGCTGACGTTGCGGCGCCCCATCAGCGCGCGGATTTCTTCGGCGACCCCTTCGCGCAAGGTCTGTTCGCGTGGCGTTGCTGGCTCACCCATGCAGACATCATTGCTCGCTCAGCGAGCAAACGCAATGGGTTTCGTAAATGTCGTTCAGAGAGTTGACTGATGTTCGCTCAGCGTGCATCCTTAGCTCATGACGAACGACTTGTCGGCCAGTGTAATCGCCTCGGTCGCAGCTGAGGTCCGGGCGGAGCTTGCACGTAAGCAGCTCTCCCAGGACAAGCTCGCGAGCCTGATCGGGTGTTCACGGCAATCACTCAGTAGGCGGCTTACTGGCGCAACTGCGTTCGATGTGGCCGAACTGGCCGTCGTTGCCGAGGCGCTCGACGTGCCGGTGGCCAAGTTCCTCCCCGCTGCGCCCGCGAATACCGCGTGACCTTCCCGCGTCGGCCTCACAGGCCGGTGCGAGTGGTGAGGCCAGCCAAGACCACCAAGAAATCCGGCGGCTGTCTGACCATCGCAATCCCCGTGATAGCGGCTCTGGCCGCAGCACTGATCGCGATCGCCAAGTGACAACTCCACATAAGAGCTCCGGGCGGGCGTGCGTTATCCAGCCTCTGCTGGCGAGATCCGCGCCCGTCTGAGAAAGCCGGCTCCACCGTGAACCCCCGCTCCGGTGGAGCCACACAGCTCCGGCCCAAAGTGCCGGAGGGCCGGGCCGAAGCGGATCCGAACCCCTTTCTGATCACACATGTCCGGCCCGGCCCCACAAGCACAAGCGAGACAAAGAAGTAGGGCTCCAGCGAGCGACCGCCAGGAGCCCTGAGACAGAGGGGTAAGCCAATGTCTACTGAAACTAACGCTACACCCGCCGAACCGATGCACATCACCGCGTCGGTGGCGACCCTCCTCGTCCTGGCCCACGAGAAGCACCTGCCCGAGCCAGTAGCGATGTCAGCCCGTAAGGGCAAGGACAGCTTCACCATCGACTTCGGCTCCATGTCAGCCATGAACGCGTGGGCTGAGGCGCTGGAGTTCGGCGAGTCCGCCGTCAACACCTACACCTATGCCGACGGTTCGGTTGTCTACTCGCGGTGGCAGGGTTGGAACGGCTGGCATTTGCGGCTGCGCTACGAAGAAGACGCCCCTTCGGTGGGCGAGGTTGGCGAAGCGCTCCTGTCGTCGCTTGAGGTCATGTCCCAGCGCCGCACGGCGGTGATGCTGCCATGAACCTCCCCAAGCAGCGGATGCGCGAACGCACCACCGCCGAACTAAGGGCTGCAATCGCAGCCACCGTCGAACGCGCCCAGAACGGCGACAAGGCCGCCATCGCAGACCTTTACGGCCGCTACGGCGACACGATCCTGCGCTACGCCTACTCCAAGACGTTCAACGAGGCGCTGGCCGAAGACCTCGCCTCCGAGGTATGGGTCAACGCCCTTCGCAGCCTTCATTCCTACAAGGATCAGGGCCGCGACATCGGCGCCTGGCTGATCACGATCGCCCGTAACCACATCACCGACTACTTCAAGTCGCACCGCACCCGCAAAGAGCTACTTGCCGCCGACATCCGGGAAGCAGCAGGAGACCGGGCCGACGACTATCACGGGCGGCAACCGGAGTCCGCATTGGACAGACTGGCCCACGCCGAGCTTCACGAGGCGATCCGGAGCCTGAACCCGCGCCAGCGCGAGGTGATCGTGTTGCGGTTCCTGTGCCAGCGGTCAATCGCTGAGACGGCCGCATTGATGGGCGACAAGCCAGATTCGATTAAGGCGCTTCAGTTCCGGGCCACGACCGCACTCGCCGAGCGCCTGGGTGCCGACCATGAGGCGCGCAAGCGGCCGCGCAAGACCGTGGAAGGCGACGTGTTCGCCGCTGACTTGGCGGTGACCCCATGACCCCGGTCCTTGTCGCCCTTGGCGTCGCTTTCCTGATCTTCTGCGCGGTCATTGCCGCGCGCACCTCACAGGTGGCGGCTGGCGAGAAGTGGGTGCTGGACAGGCGCACCAACACCGCCGCCGACGCCGAGGCCACAGATGTCAAGTACCGCAACGGAGTCAGTGGAGGTACGCAATGATCCTGCTCGCCCGTGTTGTCGCCTGGTTCCGCCGCCCGAAGGTGGACCCGGTTGACGCCTACGCGCACGCCGCTATCCAGGCGATCTGGGGCGGTAGCCCGTGGTGACCGTCGCTTCCTGCCTTGCCGCCGGTGCCGTCGTTGGCGGCCTGGCGGTGTGGGTGGCGGTCGGCTGGCGTATCGAGATCGCCGACTGGAAACTGCGTACCGCGCAAGCGGTACGGGACCAGGCCGACGAGATGCTCGCCACGGCTGAGTACGCGCAGGTTCGCGCTGACGCTTTGATGACGCCTACCGCGTTGCACGAGACGGTCAAACCCCCGGCGTGGGCACGTCTGGCCCGCTGGATCGACGCCCGCTTCGCACCGGCCGAGCAAACCCCTGACTGGAAACCGGGCGAGGTGCTGAACCTGCCGCCGTCCACGCTGGCCCCACCCTTGCCAGCGCGCACACGCGGCCTGGTTCATCCGTCGCGGCGGTCGTGGCCGCTCAAGCAGCGCCCAGCGTTTCCCACTCCGGCTGATGTCGCCGCACGCCTGCGCGCTCTGGCCGACCCGACTCTTTCTTACCGCGTGACAAGGAGCTTCTGATGGCTGACTTCATCCGCGATTGGGCGTGGCCTGGCTTTGGCCTGTTCGCCGCCGGACTCGCGCTCTACATCTTCGCGCCGGACATTTTGGCGTTCGTGTTTGACCGCAACGTCAAGGAAGACGAGGTGGCGAAGTGACCAAAACGTTCTCCCTCGGCGCGGTGCTTACCGTCACCACGGACATCATGCTGTGCCCATTCGACGACCTGCATGAGCTGATCGAGTTCATGGCAGGTGAACCGGTGTGGATACACCAGCTGACCCGTGTCGCCAATGAGGCCAAGCCTGAGCTGCTGCGCCAGCACCCCGATCTGGCTGACGTCACCGTTCCGGAGCTGAGTAGCTGGGCGGAGTGTGCCGCATTCCTGGCCACGCTCGCTGCGGTCTACGGCACCGAGCGTGAGGTCTCGCCGCTTAGCCGCGAGGACCACACAAGCGTGGACCCCCTGGCCGAGTTCGCGATGAACTTCCCTGGCGTGGAGGTCGTTCCGGTGGTGCTCGACGGTGAGGTGGCGCCGTGACCGCGCTCGACTTCGCTGTGGCCGCAGTGATCCTGGTGCCGATGTCGTTCGTCATCGCCGTCTGCGTCGATGAGATCCGCAAGGCGTACCGGCGTCATCGTGGCGAGAAGCGCGTAGACGCCCACGCCGCCAAGCGCAGGGCCAAGTTCCGCATCCGGCCGCCGTTCGCACAGTGGCGCACCTTCGAACACGAGCTGCCGGCTGACGCCTCGGCAAGTCAGATGCGTGAGGCGATCGGTCCGTCGTTTGGCCTCGGGTTCGAGGACGACACCGAAGACGACGACGAGGTCACTGCCACGCCCAAGGGGGAGTACCTGTGACCGGCTGCTTCCGCGCTACCCGCTACCGCGAAGGCGGCGGCGACCTCGAATGGAACTTCGACTACCCGCCCTACGGCACCACGCGGGTGTGGGACGAAACCGACCAGCCGTGGACAGCCGACCCGGAGACGGGCATCTGGACCGCTGACGGTGTAACCGATTCGGCCGAGCTGGAGTGGGAGCTGCTGCTCCAGGACCACGGCCCGCTGTACGACACCCCGCCAGGAGTCGTGCGATGGCAACCGAAATGAATCTGGCGGTCGCCGCGCAGTTGCGGGCGCCGTTCTTGGACAGCGAGATCGGCAAGCTGCCGCGCATCTGGTGCAAGCCTTGCCGCGACCGGGCATGCAAGGACGACCGCCACAGGATTGAGGTCTGCGGCAAGTGCGGCAACAAGATGACCTCTGCGCACCTGCACTTGGACTACGTGGGCCACGCAGAGGTCACCGACCGCCTGCTACAGGTCGACCCCGAGTGGCAGTGGGAGCCGGTGTCGTTCGACGCCAACGGCCAGCCCTTCGTCGACGGCCTGGGAGGCATGTGGATCCGCCTCACCGTCGCAGGGGTGTCCCGGCTCGGCTACGGCGATGCGGGCGGTAAGCGTGGCGCTGACGCCATCAAAGAGGCCATCGGTGACGCGATCCGCAACGCCGCTATGCGGTTCGGTGTCGGCCTGGACTTGTGGGGCGCCAAGTTCGACCCCCGCGCGGGCGAGGACGGCGACCTGGCTGACGTGATCGGTGCCGGGCTCACACCTACCCCGATCACCGACGAGCAGCAGAAGACGATCGCGCAGCTGTGGAAAGACCTCGGCTACGCCGACGACAGCCAATACGACACCCGCATGGCGATCGCGATGAAGATCCTGCGCATCTCGGGGCTGGAGTCCACAGCGGACCTCGCGGAGGCGGAGGCGAACACGCTCATCAAGGCGCTGCGTAAGCGGCTGGCTGAGGTCACCCGCGGCAAGGCGAAAGCTTCGGCGGTGACCGAATGATCGTCGCTTTCACTGGCTGGCGGGCATGGGACGACGCCCCGTTCATCCGCGCCGACATTGACGGATGGCTTGCCCGCGAAGCCCTGCGAGGCACCCGCGAGGTTCCGGTAACCGTCCGGGTGGGCGACTGCCCGACCGGCGCCGACCTCATCATCCGCGACTGGCTCTACGGCGTGGACGGCATCGCACTGGTCGTCTACGCCGCCGACTGGACCAACCTCGGCAAGGCCGCAGGGCCGCACCGCAACCGGCAGATGCTTGAAGGCCAGTCCGAATGGGACACCACCGCCGGCAAACCTGCCGATCTTCTGATCGGCTATCCGCAGCCTGGGATCGCCACGCCGTACAAGAACTCGGGCACGTGGAACTGCATCACGCAGGCCCACTACCGGGGCATTGAGGTGCGCCTTCCGGCGTACCGGCCGTCAGCTGAGGCTCTTCGTGAGAACGCCGATCCGCTGCTGCCGTTCGCTGTGGCAGGTGAGCGATGAGGCGTTCACCTATGGCGGCGATGTCTGCCAAGCGCCGTGCAGCTTTGGCCGCTACTGGTGTGGCATTCCCGTCCTCGACGTTGCTGTCCCGTAAGCCCGCGGCGAAGCGGGCGCGGGACACCGACCCGGATGCGGCCACAGTCAGCGCGGTGCTGGAGCGTGACGGCTATCAGTGCGTCGTCTGCGCCTGCGGACTGCTCGGCACCCGCGGGTTCGACTATTCGGTGCATCACCGCAAGTTGCGGTCGCAGGGCGGTGACAACCGTCTGTCCAATCTGATCTCCGTGTGTGGGCATGGGACTGCCGGGTGCCACGCGAACATCCACGGCGCTCCAGCGAAGGCGATGGAGGCGGGCTGGATCGTCTCCCGCGAACACGACCCGGCGCAAACGTTGATGGCGCACAGCCTTTACGGCCATGTCCTACTCGACAACAAAGGCGGTGTGGCGTGACACCCGGAGCTACGCACCTCGGACCCATCGTCGACTTCAACCTTCCCGCCGACGGTGACGCATGCCTGCGCATTAAGACCGGCGTTCCTGGCTGTCCCGTGGAGCGGGACGAGATCGGCGAGGGCGTAATTGTCGAGCGCAACAGCGCGGGCTCGGTCGTCGCTGTTGTCTTCCCGCGCGGCGTCGCGGGCATCGAGATCGACTCCTGGGAGGACTGATGAGCAACGTTCCGCTGTTCCCCAAGCCCGAGGCGCCCGGCAAGCCGAAGCTGTCGCGCTCGCTGGAGCGCCACCGTGCTTTCCGGGGCACCTATGCCAAGTACGCGCCCGTCAAGCGGGTCGCCTGCGACGAGTGCGTCAACGTCCTGCACGAGGCGAAAGGTGTTGGTGAGCCGCCACTTTCGGCCCGCCACTCCCGCAAGTCCAGTGCCGGAACTCTGCGCCTGTGCCACCCGCACAACGAGGCGTGGCGCGAGATCGATCAGGTAGGTAGGCGATGACCACCCCGCCCGAGTTAATGACTCCGACCGAGGTTGGCCGTCTGTTCAAAGTGGACCACCGAACGGTGTCCCGCTGGGCACGCAATGGCCGTATCGGCTCGGTGAAGACGCCGGGCGGTCATACGCGGCTGTTCCGGGCTGAGGTGATGGCCCTGCTTGAGGCTGAGCCGCTCAACGATATTGAGGCGACTGGTCATTGCTGCTGTGCGGGCTGTATCGGCATGGGCCCGTGCGATGACGACCTCGGCAAGTCCGATCCGGACGATCGCGACAGCGACTTTTGCAGCTTCTGCTGGAGCGCTGACTGTGTTGGGGGGTGCTACGGATGAGCTTGTCTGATCAGGACCGGCGACTGCTGCGCAAGGTGTTCGCCTGGTCCCGGGAGAACGGCTGGCGGCGCGACAAGCCGCAGAACCGCTACAGCGAAGACCGGCTCTACGACCTTTACTGCTGGCAGCTCGATTCCCACATCAACGGCTGGGTCACGTTCTGCGTGGACATTGAGCCGGAAGGCGATGCCGAGATGGATGGCGTCGTTTTCAGCTGCCGATTCAGGGGTTGGGTTCGGTCGGTGCGTGAGGCCGTGGACGTTCTCGCGGCGTCACGGATTCTGCCCGTTGAGCTGTCGTCGGTGTACGTGGCGGGCTACGGGCAGGGCCGAGACGACGAAGCGGCGGGTGTGTGATGTCTCTGCCAGCCCATCTCCGCAAGCGCGCCAAGGCGAAGTCACCGTTCGACGGCGCCGCCCTCGGCGTCTACCGGGGGCCTGAGCGTCTCACTGAGGCACCGAAGGTGACGACCTACCGCCGGTCGATCCTGCAAGCCATCGCCGACGGTGAAGTCAAGGCCGGGCAGGGCCAGTACACGAACGCGTGGCGGTGGCACAGCGACAAGTCGAAGCAGTCCACGACGATCACGAAGTCGGTCGTGCAGTTCATTCGCTGCGGCTGGGCCCGGGTTGTCGGCTCGCATGTGGAGCTCACGCCTGCCGGGCGGTCCGCTTTGGAGAGTGCGGCGTGAGTAAGCCCAAACTCCTGGACCTGTTCGCCGGTGCCGGTGGTGCCGGTGAGGGTTACGCCCGTGCCGGGTTCGACGTGACCGGCGTGGACATCAACCCGATGCCCCGCAACCCGCACAGGTTCATTCAGGCCAACGCGATGGACGTGCTGCGTGACTGGGACTTCCTTGGCCAGTTCGACGCCATCCACGCCAGCCCGCCATGCCAGGCCTGGACGCCCCTTGGCGCCCTGCACCCGGACAAGACCTACCCGGAGCTGATCGAACCGGTCCGCCAGGCCCTGTTCAACCGCGGTATCCCGTGGGTCATCGAGAACGTCATGACCGCACCTCTGGTCAAGGAGAACTCGATCGTCCTGTGCGCGAACACGTTCGGGCTGCGCACCTACCGGCACCGCCGCTTCGAGTCACACCTGAACCTGACCGCGCCACCGCACCTGCCGCACACCACCCGCACCGCCACCAGGCAGCGACGTGAGCGGTGGGCCGAGGGCTGGCACATCTCCATCACCGGCGACGTCGGCACGTACTGCGGGCCCGAGGCGATGGGCATCGACTGGATGGACGGCAACGAACTGTGCCAGGCGATCCCGCCAGCTTTCACCGAGCACATAGGCAGGCAGCTGCTCGCGCGTTTGGCGGTGCCCGCGTGATCCGTCCGTTGTGGACTCAACACCAACCAGACAAGGACAACTGATGAGCTTGACTGAACAAGAAGCGGCGGATCTCCGCGACATCGCAATGCGTGTCCGCTCACGCCACCGCGAAGAGGGTGGTGACGTTGGCGCTCATACCGTCGCGCTCGCTGTGGCCAAGCTGCTCGACGAGAACGAGCGGCTGACCCGGCATGTCGTCAGCAAAGACGACTGGAACCGGCTCCGCGCTGAACGCGACCTGATCGAGCAGCAGCGCGACAAGCTTTACGACGCGGTCCACCGGCTAATCACCGCCACGACAGCAGTTGAGGCGGCAAGGTCTGAAGCTGGCCGGATCATGCGTGTCGTCAACGGCATCGAGCCCGATGCGACCGCGAACTCCCAGGACTGGGAGAAAGTGGGAGCAAGCTGGGAGCAGCCGTCTCAGGCTGTGGTGTCTGAGGCTGTCGCCCACGCTGTCACCGGCGACGACGAGCCGACCGTCTGGGAGCAGCATCCGGCGTTCATGGTGCTGTACGGGCTTTACAAGTACCTCGAATGTCCCGGCACGGTTGACGGCTCTGACCCGGAGGACCGGGCGTGCGTCGCGTCGGCGAGCGTCAAGGCGCTGATGGATGCAGGCATCCTCACTGTGGCCGAGTCCACGGCGGACGGTCCGGAGCAGACAGACGAGGCGGCGGTGATGCCGTCATGAGCATCACGACCATTCACGACCTGTTCTGCGACGGCGACGAGTGCCTCAGTATGTTCCCGTTCGAAGTCACCACAGACAAGACGCCCGGCGATGTCCGGCGTCGCGCAAAGCGGTGCGGATGGGATCGCGTGGACGGCAGAGATCGCTGTTCTGCGTGCGTTCGCCGCGCCTCTTCGGTGTCAGCACAGGCGGAGGCGCAGTGATGGGAACGGCATTCCTTTGCGGCTGTGGCCACTCGTGGAGCCTGCACGACATCGAGGAGTACCCCGGCGACGGCAGCGACCTCTGCTGCGTCACGGACTGCGACCAGATCGGCTGTCCGGGCCGCGAACGGCGGCAAAAGCCTGCCGCGCCAGCACAGGCGGAGGCGGGGAGCAATGGCTGACGCATCCGGCGCTATCGACACGATGATGTCCGCCATCCTCGCCGCTCGAGCTGAAGCCGAGCGGCTCGGCATTCCTGTGCTCGACGACCGCATCCTCATGGCCTACCACCGCGCCGCCGCGCCGGTCCTGCTCGCCGCCGAACGCGAACGGATCGCCCAGCAGATCCTCAGAGCCGCGTCGACCCTTCCCGCCGATGCGCTATCTGCTCGCGGTCATGCGGAATGGGCCGCCGAGATTGCCCGTGGGTCTGTTGCCGGGAAGCCAGATACCCAAGGAGGCCACCCGTGAGCCGCAAACGATTCATGCACTGGCTTTGGGACGGCACACCCGACTGGCTGCCCGGCTGGCTCCGCGACACCGCCGCACGGATCGCGTGCCTGATCTGCGGCCACGAAGCCATCGCCGACCAGTGCTGCAATCCCGAGCACGACTTCTGCGCCTGGTGCCAGAAATCCATGCCACACCAGGCCAGCTAACCGTCCACACCAGAGGAAGGCACCACCAATGGGCACCAGCACTGACGGAATCCTCGCCTACGGCTACGACATCAAGACGCCGGGCGAAGGCATGAACTTCCGGGGCTTACACGATGACGACGTACCGGCCTGGCTCATGGAGGACTCAGAAGACGAGGACAGCGGCTGGCACGACTTCGGGGAAGCCGCGACGGCACGCCTCCTCGCCGCTAACGGCTTCACCGAGACCTGGGAAACCCGCACCGGGGACGGATACCACGCCCGCGAGGACGAAGCCAAGAAGGCGCTCGGTGTCGAAATCGTCAGCCACTGCTCCGGCGAATACCCCATGTTCATCCTCGCCGCCAAGTCGCAGTCAGCTTCTCGCGGCTATCCCGAACCAGCCGATCTGGCCGTGCCGGGCAACGCCGACGAGCGGCTCGCCTGGGCGCTTGAAGTGCTTGGCATCAAACCGGACGCCGACAAGCCGCAGTGGCTTCTAGCGAGCTACTGGGGCTAGCCCCTTGCTGTTCGGGGGCGGCAGACAAGACACAACAACAGCGAGGAGAACCATGACCACCGAACGAACACGCGAGGAAAGACAGGCCATCGAGATCTATGCCGTAGCCCTCGCCGACAGCGCTATCGAGTCCGTCGCCGAGGACGACCTTAACGAGGACGGCCACATCGCAGATCACCTTCACGACGAGGCCTGCCATTTGGCGATCGATATCGGGCACGGACTGGCGATGTGGCCGGCAGTCGCTCTCGATCTGGCTCAGCGGTACCGCGAAGAGAAAGCCAAGCAGCAGGTCTAGGCCCATCCCCGGCCCGCCTGGGTGACTGGGCGGGCCAACAACAACGACAACGAAAGGCAAGGCACGCGTGACAATCCAGGCGATCCCCATGCGCTACAAGGGCGAGCAAATGCGCTCGACCCTCGAAGCCGACTGGGCCGCAACGCTCGACCACTACCAGATCGCCTGGGAATACGAGCCACTCGCCCTCAACATGGACGACGGCATCAAATATCTGCCCGACTTCCACCTGCCACACCAGCGCGTGTGGGCGGAAGTCAAAGGCCCCAGCGACGACAACATTGGCAAGGCGATCGAGTTCCAGAAACTCCTCGAGCGCACCGACGCGCACAAGTGGGACTTCGAACAGCAACTCGTCGTCATCCTGCGCCCATCACGCGGCGGCATGGCCGTCTGGGAGGGCACTGCCTACGCCCAAGACATTGTGGTCATCCGCTGCGCCAACTGCGACCGCTTCGCGTTCATGGACTACGCGGCCACCTGGAAGTGCCGCTTCTGCCACATGGATGGCAAGCAAATCTTCAACCACCCGGGCGACATCTTCCGAAACGGGGATCTCGAGTTCCACCGGGCACCGCGGCAGCACCGGAGGGCCGCCTGATGTGGTTCAAGGTAGACGACTCGTTTCACTCCCACCCCAAAGCGCTAGAGGCGTCCCTGGCGGCACTCGGGCTATGGACATTGGCGGGCTCCTGGTCTGGCAAGCATCGAAAAGATGGCTTTGTTTCCGACCAGGCGGTCAACCAGATGTCACGCGGCGCGAGCGAGCTTGCGGGCGAGTTAGTGGCGGCCGGGCTGTGGAAGCGGACGAAGGGCGGGTACCGGTTCCACCAGTGGGACCAGCGAAATCCGACGGCATCGGATGCCGATCGCATAGCCGATCGCAAAGCCTCCGGTGGAGCGCTCGGAAATCACCTTCGCTGGCACAAGAAAAAGGGCAAGCAAAACCCGGAATGCCAGTTCTGCCAGGAGAAACAAGCATCGGATGACCGATCGGATAAGGGATCGGATACCGATCGCAAGTCCGATCGCACTCCGAATCCAGACCCGACCCGACCCGAAGGGAGTACTACGTACTCCAATAACGCGGGGTTCGCTGAAATCTGGGCGGCCCTCCCGCGCCGAAGAGGCGACTCGAGACACAAGACCGAACTCGCCTACAACGCAGCCATCAAACGCGGCGTCACCCATGCAGAGATCCTCGCCCACGCCACCGCCTACGCGGCCGACCGTCGCGGCAAAGACCCACAGTTCACCAAAGGCGGCGAAGCCTGGTTCAACCTGCGCCCCTGGGAGAACGGCGAACCTGAACAACCGGCCCGGCGCTCCCTGTGGGACAACTGATGGACGTCCTCCGCGAGCTCGTGCTCCCCAAACTCGAAGGGGTCAAGAAGTCCGGTGCCGGGTTCATGGCACGCTGTCCCGCCCACGAAGACCGGGCACCAAGTCTGTCCGTATCCACGGGCACCTCACACCCAGTCATCTTCAAATGCCAGGCAGGATGCGACACCAAGTCCATTCTCGACGCGCTCAGCCTCACCTGGGCCGACCTGTGCAAGCCGCGTGAACAACGCTCGAGCGACGACTGGACACCGGCTGGGCCAGCCGTAGCCATCTACGACTACCGCGACGAGCAAGGCGAACTGCTGTTCCAGGTCTGCCGCACCGCCAAGAAAGACTTCCGGCAGCGGCGGCCAGACCCATCAGCAGCAGGCAAGTGGATCTGGAAGACGTCCGACATCCGCAAGGTGATCTACCGCCTGCCAAAGGTGATCCAGGCCGTCGCCGAATGCCGCGAGATCTACATCGTCGAGGGCGAGAAAGACGTCCACACCCTCGAGGCACAAGGACTCGTCGCCACCTGCAACCCCGGCGGCGCGGGCAAATGGCTGCCCGAGTACAGCGAGTTCCTCCGCGATGCGGTCGTCATCATCTGGGCCGACAACGACAGACCAGGACAGGCACACGCACGCCAAGTCCGCGACGCCCTCGCCGGAATCGCCGCGGCCATCACCATCGCCGAAACGGCGGCAGGCAAAGACGCCACCGACCACTTCACCGCCGGGCACACCCTCGACGACCTGCTCATCACCTGGACATCCGAACAACCATCCAAACCCGAACTCGCCACCGACCTGTGGCAGTTCCTCGACGCCGCCGACGCACCGCACGACTGGGTCATCCCCGGCCTACTCGAGCGCGGCGACCGGCTCATCCTCACCGGCTTCGAAGGGCTCGGAAAATCCATGCTCGTCCGCCAGCTTGCCGTCGCCGCGGCGGCCGGGCTCGACCCGTTCAACACCGGCTACAGCAACCGCTACCCGGCCCGCACCGTCCTGTTCATCGACTGCGAAAACAGCCAAGTCCAATCCCGGCGCAAACTGCGGCCCATCGCCATGGTCACCAAATACCTGGACAGCGAAGTCCCCACCGGCCACATGCGACTCATCCACCGGCCCGAAGGACTCGACCTCACCACACCCGAAGACGCCGCCTGGCTCCTCGAGCGCGTCACCGCCCACCGGCCCGACATCCTCGTCATCGGCCCGTTCTACCGCCTGCATGCCGGCAACATGAACGACGAACAGTTCGCCCGCCGCACCGTCGCCGTCCTCGACGCCGCACGCGCTGTCAGCAACTGCGCCCTGATCACCGAAGCCCACGCCGGGCACGGTGAGGCAGGCAAATCCCGGTCCGTGCGGCCAACCGGCTCGAGCCTCCTTTTGCGCTGGCCCGAGTTCGGCTACGGCCTCGCACCGGGCGCGTTCGCCGAACCAGACGAGCGCGGCAACTTCCGCCACGTCGACGTCCTGCCCTGGCGCGGGCCACGCGACGAACGCAACTGGCCCCAGCACCTCGAGTACGGGCCACCAAACCACTTCCCATGGCAGGTGTGGAACGCACCGCGGCCAGCCAAGAAGGGAGACAAGACGTGATCACCGACTGCGAGGTCTGGTTGCGCCGCGACTACCTGCTGCGCCACGGGATCACCCCCGACGAACCGGAGTGCGGCTGCGAAGACTGCCCTACTCCTGCCGATGTGACTGCCACCGAACAACGCCGACTAGGCGAAGGAGACCACTGATGAGCATTCTGATCATTGTCGCGACGCTGCTTACCGTCGTGATAGTCCACGAGGCCGCGCACGCGCTCGCCATGCGCAGACTCGGCGTCCACATCGAAGAAGCAGGCATCGGGCTACCCATCCCGCCCGTCCTGCGCATCAACACCTGGTGGGGCTGGCGACTCAGCCTCAGCCCATGGCTCGTCGGCGCATACGTCTCAGCCACCAAAAAGGACACCGAATACCTCGACCAGCTGCCTTACCGCCAGCGTGCTTGGTACCTCAACGCCGGCATCGTGGCCAATCTGCTCCTCGGGTTCGCCGCAGTCGCCGCACACGGGCTCATCAACGGCTACTGGCCACTCGTGCTCGCCTCTGCTGGATTCGGCATCGGCGTCTGGATCAGTCGCCACCAACTCGCCGCCTACGTGATCCCCTTCGCCGCGATACCTGCACTCGCCTCCGTTGTGGCTGGGCTCGTGCTGTCTTGGACTCAAGGCAAGACCGGTATGGGCTTCGCGGACTTCGGCGACATCGCGCCCGCCACCGCAGCGGGCATTCCGTCATTCGTCGCGCTGATCTCGTTCGCTGTCGCATGGCTCAACATGCTGCCCCTGTTCGGATTGGACAACGGCCGCGTCATCGAAGCCGCACTTGCCGGGCGCCTGCCCAAGCGAGTGATGTCCGCCTATCGCGGCATCGGTATCGGCCTGGTCTTGCTGTCGATCGTTGGCGCGGTCGCATCAGACCTGTGGGCGATCGTGACGGCCGCGCTGTGATCACGCTGCTTGTTCCGGTTGGGGGACTTGACCGGCACAACACCACTCCGGAGGTAGATCACTGATGGGCGAACTCACGCTGAACAAAGCATTCGCCTGGATGGCGGTGGGCGTCATCAACGGCCACTTCCCGCACCCAGCCGAATGGGCACTCAACGGCGACAACGACCCCATGGGCGCCTGTTGCGTCATCAACTGCGGGCCATGCGCCGCCCTGCACTGGATCTCACAAGAGCCGTCGCGCCGCAACGAGTTCGAAGCACAGATCATGCTCACCGATCATCACGTCGGCGGCTGGGCGTACTGGAACGACGAAACCTGTGGCCTCGACTGGGACTGGTTCGAGACCTATTGGGCGCAGCACACCACGTGCGGCATGAGCAACGGCGTGCCGACCGGTTGCGACTTCGACGACGACGAGGGCGACCGGCACGACACCAACCCCAAGGAGACGCCATGAGGCCAGCTGACGAGATCAAGCAGGCGGCACAGCACCTCCGTGACGTGGCTGGCAAAGCCATGCCCGGCCCGTGGCACCAGGAAACACCGGGGAGCCACATCATCCATGGCCATGACGGCACCGTCGCCGAAACGATCTATGAGGCAGCGGACGCAACGCACATCGCCCTACTCGACCCACCTAGCGCCCTGCTTCTCGCGGATCTGCTCGACGGCATGAACTTGTTCTGGCGGACTGCGAAGGCTGACGAGGTGGCGGTTTTCCAGAAGTCTCCGCTCGCCGCGTTCGTGCGCGCCATCAACGCGAAGGCAGGTCAGCGGTGACCTTCCCTAAAGGCCAGTGGACCACCGAATACGGCATCCAATGGGGACGCCCTCACGAGGTTGACAGCGAACCGCGCGACTTGGAGGAAGCGAAAGTAATCGCCCGGGTCTATCGCGATAACGGCTGGGGCTCTCACATCGTCACCAGACAGACGTTCCACGGCGAATGGCAGCCACTACCCGAAAGCGAGCAGACCCCGTGAAAGCCCAAATCACACTTCGTTCAGGCGCCCAAATTGAAGCCGAAGTCGAAGACCTCACCACCACCCGCAACCGGCTCACCAATGAGCTGACCGGCCTGGAATGGACCTCGGTTGACTGCTGGCAACGCAAGCTCCACACGATCGAGGTCAGCGAGATCGTCGCGATCGTGCTGATCCGCGAACCGGCTGAGGCCACAGTGGACGGAGGCCAGTCGTGACCCAGCCGACACGGTGCGAATCGAGCGCCTGCTTCACCGTGGACACCGTTGGCGGCTCTGTGCACATCCGCGGTGGCGTTGGCAGCCCTTGGCTTGGCGTGGCTGTCGACACCGTCGAGGCGTTCACCACGTTCCGCGACGCGATCAAGGCTGGGGACTACGACCACATCGGACAGGAGCAGACGTGAGCGACGACAAGCCCACCTTCGCCACTGGCGGCCCCGTGACACCCGGCCGGATCGTCCGGGTAGGCGACGACACACCGCCACTGATCGTGCCCCGCATCAACCCGCAAGACCGGGCACAGATCCAGGCCGACGCCGAGCGCATCCTTGCCGACTTCGGCAAAGCACTGCAGGCGGCCATGGAGCCCGTGCGCCGCGAGTTCATCCGGCTTAGCGAGCGCTACCCGAAGCCGTGCGACATCTGCGGGGCCAACCTGGCCGGACGTACCCGCGAGCAGCGGCAGGCGCACCACCAGGACCACCACTGGATCCGCCGCGCATGGCATTGGTGGGTCACGGCTTGGCGCGAGTCGTGGGGCCAGGTGCTGCGATGAGCTTCCGCCGTGCGCTCGTATGCGCCTTCATTGCCGCCATCAGCATCGGGCTCCTGTGGCTGCACTCGCTCATCACCGACCCGCACAACTGGTGCCATCGCCAGGGCGGCAACATCGCACAGCTCGGCCCGACCGCGTTCGCCTGCCTCATCGAAGACGGAAGAGTGATCCAGCCATGAGCATTGACCACACACAGCGCCTCGCACTCCTTCAGGACATCTGCGCTCGCGAAGGCCACGGCGAACTCGACGAAGTAACCACCTTCCGGACCGTTGGGCTCTACAGCGAGTACCTGTGCCGTCGCGGATGCGGCACAAAGATCATCAGGCTTGACCGTGGCATGTCCCTGCCCGAGATCGAGGAGCTGTTCGAGCACAAACGCGGCAAGGGAACGCTGTACTTCCGCCGAGACGTGATCACCTTCGTGCCGGACGGTGACTGATGACTATTCACAGAATCACGCTCGTCCTCCGCCGTGCCCCATGGTGGGTTCGGCTCTGGAGGGCCACCGCGCACCCGAAGTGGGACTGGCCGGCACTTGAGTCAGGCCCGTGGTGGAAGCCGTGGTTCGCCATGCTGGTGCCTTACCGGCTCCGCGCAGCACACCGCTTGTACGCGCTCAAGCACCGCTACTACTGGATGCCATGCGTGCTGTGCGACCGTCCCTACGGTGGCCATGAGGGCTTGCGCAACTACGGCAAACCCGATTCCGTCCCGGAACCGATGCGCTGTGGCGTCCACATACAGATCTGTCCCGCGTGCACGAAGGCCGGGCGGGGCGTGAGCCGGTGACCCCTGTCCTCTGTGCCGCACCACACTGCCGCCCACCCGGACGGCACGGGCCCGCGTGCAAAGCCGAACCCGGAAAGCCGTGCCGCGGCTGCCTGCCCGCCATGGCCGGTGACGGGCTGATGCTGTGCTGGCGCGACGTCGACCACATCGCCCGCGACGCAGCAGAAGCCCCACAGCTGTATGCCGAACTCGCCCTCGTGCTCGCGGGCCTGCCCGGTGCGGCCGATGGTGTGCGGGTACGCCAAGCACAGCCGGGGCTCAACCTCAACCCGCTCGTCATTGAGCACCGGGCCACCATCCGCCACACGCTCGTGTCGTGGTGCCAGCTGATCGCAGAAGAGCGTGGCATCACGTTGCCCGCCGACTACACGCCAAAGCTCGGGCGTTACATCGCCTCACACGCCCAGTGGCTCGCCGCGCATCCGGCAGCGGGGGAGTGTGCGGGGGAACTGCACGCCTTGGTCGCGAAAGGACGGACGCTACGGCAGGCCTCAGGCACCCGTGTGATCGCGATCGGCCCCTGTCCCGGGTCTCAGGGTGGGCAAGCCTGTTCCGGGACGCTACGGGCGCTCCTGCGGCGTGAGGCGAGCCTGCTGCCATCGGAGGTCGCCTGCGACGCTGACGAAACACACAGCTGGGACAGCACACAATGGACGAAACTAGGCCGGACCATGAACGGAAGGGCTGCCTGATGTGCAACAAATGCTGGGACAACGCGGGATCACCGTTGAACTGGACACCAGACATCGCTCGTGCGCTCGCGCTGACCAAAGAGCTGTACGCGATCCACTCGGTTGGCGGGCCGCTGCATGCCGTCTTGGACGACTGGAACATCGACCACGAAACGATCGTGCCGTACTACGACTGCTTCACTGACGCGGAGCTTGACGCCCTCTACCACCAAGGCGAGCCAATCGCTGAGCTGGACCCGCTCGCGCCCGCAGTCGTTGAGGGTCTCGGCCGCAACACACGGCAGATCTGCGATGAGCTAGCGGCGCTGCTGAACACGATGCCCGTGCCAGACCGCTACGCGATGCTGGCCTACCACGACCGGATCGTTGATGAGCCCAAATGTCCGGCCGGACCATGAACGGGAGAGCAGCGTGAACATGCGCGAGAAGATGGAAGCGGCCAAGGCGGAGATCCTGGCCAGCGACGACAAGTGCTGCGTTTGCGGCGAACCCGGCAGCACGGAGCTGGTCCACCTCACTGGTGAGGTCGAGGGAGTGGGCTTGTTCAGCAAGAACGTCCCGGTTCACCCGTCGTGCTCCGACAAGGTCTTCGGGCGCGCCCACCCGCACGCGATGAGCGAAGGGTTCGACCTGTGACTGACCTCATCGATCGCCTGAATGCCGCTCTGGACGAAGACGAGCGGATCGCAGAACGAATCAACTTCAGTGGACACTGGGTCATCGACCTGAACGGCGAGTGGCCCATCGGAGCCGAGCAGCGCATGCTCGATCACGTTATGCGCCACGACCCGACACGAGTGCTGCGGCAAGTCGAGGGAGCGCGGAAGATCCTGGCGCGGCATCAACCTGACGCCGAATGGTGCGGTTCGTGCGCCGAGCAGGACGACTACGACAACCTGTTCATCGTTTGGCCATGCCCGACAATCCTGGCCCTCGCGGAGATGTTCGGAGTAGAGCCGTGAGCACCCTTGAAGGCGAAGCCGCGTTCTATGTCGAGCGTGGTGCACTCAGCTGCAAGCGATGCGGCGACTGCAACTACGACGAGAACACCCTCATCTGCATCACCTGCACACACCCAGACGACCCAAGCAGCAAGGCATACCTTGACGTGAGCGAGCCCACGAACGATAAAGATCGCGAACTGGATGCCAAGTGGGATGCCTGGCGCAACGAAGGCGACCGGCTTGCCGCTGAGGCTGGCCCCGAACGCCATGGCGGCGGTGAGCCCGACCTCGACGCGATTACGAACGCGGCCATCTGGGCGGGCATTGCAGGCGCTCTATGATCGTCCGCTACGACGGCGACCGCGAACTGATGGACTGCGAAGCCCTCAGCGTCGCGTTAGGACTGCGCTCGCCGGCCACCATCCGCAAGCACTGCACACCCGCGCGAACCGACCCGGCGACAGGACGGCAGCTGTTCGATGTGGAGCTCGCCGTGTCAGCACTAAGAGACATCAAGTCACGTGCGCCACACCGCAGGCGGCGTATTTGACACGGAGATCCTTATAGCGCACCCTATCGTCAGGGTCGTGAACTGTCCGGACCAAACGACCAGCCCGCCTTAGTGCGGGCTTTCGTCATTGCGGGGCCGGGGTGAGCCGTGGGGACTCGTCTGGTCGTCGCACTGTTCGGGCCATCGGGCGCGGGCAAGACCACCATCGCCCGCTCGCTGCCGCTGACCGTGTTCGACCGTGACGATCCACAGTGGAGCGCGGGCGAGACGGTATTCCGCCAGGCACTCAAACGGCTCAGGTTTGAACCAGATGCGCAAGCCGTCGCCATCCGATCAGGCGCCACCTCAAGCGCGAGAGCGCGAGCGGTCACCGACATGGGCGCGACACACGCCTTCCTCGTGATACCGAGCAAAGACGTCTGCCACTACCAAGCAGGCCACCGAAGACGCCAAGACGTGCGCACCTCACACGCGAGCATCGAAACCTGGTACGCCAAGTTCGACCATCACGACGGCTGCCCCATGTGGCCAGGCTCGTGGGAGATGGCGCAACACATCCTCAGCCCCATCGGGTACACACAGCCGCGCGTGAGAGACGAGCGCAACAAGGCTGGAGACCCGAGAGGCACGCGCGCGTGGAGACGCCTGCGCGAACAGGTCTACGCCGAAGAGACCCACTGCTGGAAGTGCTGCACATACGTAGACCAGACATTGCCACCACGCCACCCCAAGAGCAGAACAGTGGACCACCTCATCCCCATAGCCATGGGCGGGGCAGGGGTGCCACCAAGGGAGCAAGTACGTCTCGCGTGCTGGTCGTGCAACAGCAGGCGTGGAGCGGGCAGAGCAGAGCCCATCAAGCGTGAGTCACTGAGCGTGATGCTCGATTCGATCTAGGAACATAGCTCAGAGTGATGGTAACTCAGAGTGATTGACATGAAGATCGCAAAGTGCCTCTGAACTGGGATAACGCTGTGTGACCAACCCCCGGGGGTCAAAGTCCATTTTGGATCACCGCGCCACCCGCAGCACCTATGGCGCCTTGTCTCTCCCCGGGCTGGATCTTGGGGCGACTACTGGGGGTCACCGTGACACAGAGTGTTCCCTCTACTTTGGACGAACGCGGCGCGGCTCTATGGTCTGACCTGCATAAACGTGGCGTTTTAACGCCTGCGGCACGCGTTCTGGCCGAAGAGGCATGCAGGATTGTCGATCGCTTAGAAAAGCTTGATCACTTACTGTCAGGTGACGCAGAGTCATGGATCGATATTGTCGAGACTCGCGGTAACCCAGAGTTAGCCGAGCTGGTCATCAACGCCCCGCTTGCCGAAGCGCGCCAGCAAGCACTCGCCCTCAAGCAGATCTTCACCGAACTGCGGATGATGGGCGCCCTCGCCGCCGCCGATTCCGGCGCACAACCAACGGCTGGGGGCGGCGAAGACGATGAACTTGCAGCTCGGCGAAAGGCTCGGATCGCAGACGCCGCGGGTCGCTAACTACCCTCCGTACGACTTTTCGGCCGCGCCCGAAGTGATCGCCAACGCCAAACGCGCCGGGCTTCATCTCGACCCGTGGCAAGAATTTGTTCTCACGCACGGGCTTGGTCAGCACCTCGTGCTCGGCCCGGACGGCCCGGCAGCTGGGGACTGGACGGCAAAGAAGAACTCGGTTTGGGTGCCGCGCCAGAACGGCAAGGGCGGCATCATCGAGGCGCTGGAGCTGGCGTGGCTGTTCCTCGACGACATGAAGGTCGACGAGATCACGCACAGTGCGCATGAGCACAAGACGTCGAAGAAGGCGTACGAGCGCATGGAGCGCTTGTGCCGCCGGACGCCGGCGTTCCACCGGCAGGTGGAGCGTTACCGTCACGCCAACGGCGAGCGGATGATCGTCCTGAAGGACGGCCGCCGTCTGGAGTACCACACCCGAAGCGACACCGCGGTGCGTGGCTTCTCGTCGCCGCGGCTGGTGATGGACGAGGCGCAGGAGATCACCGCCGATCAGATGGCGGCGATCCAGCCGACCGTCAGCGCGATGCCGAAGTGGCAGATGTGGTTCTTCGGCACACCCCCGCGGGTTGATGACGCCTGGGTGTACGGCCTCAAGGCTGACGGCGAGAACGGCGAGTCACGGCTGGCGCACTTCGACTGGGGTGCCGACCTCGACATGACCCGCGCCGAGGACCGCGACCGGGCTCACGACATCGATTTGGCGTACGCGTGCAATCCGGCGCTGGGTATCCGCATCGAGATCGAGACCGTGATCGACGAGCAGAAGCCTTCCGGGCTGGGCTCGAAGTACGCGGCCGAGCGGCTTGGTGTGTGGCTTCCGCACCGTGATGGTGCGGGTGTCATCGACATGAAGGCGTGGGCCGAGATTCAGGACCCACTGTCGCGCCGCGATGGTGATCTGGCTGTGGCTGTGGACATTTCGGTGATGCGCGACTACGCGTCGATCACCGTATTCGGCAAGCGTGCTGACGGTCTCGGTCACGGGCAGCTCATCGATTACCGCGACGGTGTCGAATGGGTCGTCCCCCGGCTGATTGAGATCCGCAAGGAGCTTGACCCGATCGCGTTCGGGATGGGCCCGGGCACGTATGAGTCCATCAAGCTGGAGCTCACCGATGCCGGGTTCTACCGTCCCGATCAGCTGCCGGAGCCGGTGCTCAAGAAGCGCCGCGGCGATGAGACTCCCCGGCGTGGGGATCTGCTCGTGGCTGGCGGGCTGGAGCTGGCGGCAGCGTGTGGGCAGATCCGTGACGCTGTTAAGCAGCGCGGGTTCCGGGTCGTTCCGGCCTCGCAGCTGACTGAGGCCGCCGCTGGTGCGAAGATCCGCAGCTCGTCGGCGGATGCCACGTCGTGGGCGCGCGCGACTTCGGATGCCGAGATTTCGCCGATCGGGTCTTTGACGATCGCCCGCTACACCTTCGAGCAGCGGTCGTGGCTGTTCGCCAATACGAAGAAGCGCGCACCGGTCGGTGCGCCATCGCAGAGCGCCTTGTCTACCGCGAATCCGTTCCGGCCGCAGGGCCGCCTGAAGATCTAGGAGGCCTGTATGGAGGTCCGGTTTCACGTGCCCCGCATCCCGTCGGGCCTGTTTAGCAACCTGCTTGGCGTGGCCGGCTTGATCGCGATCGCTGTGTCCGTCGGCGGTTTCCTGTCCGCGCTGAACGTGCCGGGTGCCTGGTTCGTGTCGATGTTCATCGTCGCGGTTGAGGCCGTCTGGCTCGCCGCGGTCGCCATGTCGCATGCCGACGCGGAGGCCAAGCAGTGGGCGTCGGAGCCGACGGCGAAGCTGGCGACGGTTAAGCCCCGTCCTGCGGCGGCACGGTCGGCATGACCCTCGAAGAGGTCCGGGCCACCGTTGCGTACCTGGCGTCGCTAACCGGCGAACGGTACGACCCAGAGGCCAGCCACGAGGACACCGACAAGCTGTACGTCGGCGTGCTTCAGGCTGTCGCTGAGGGACATCCGGATGCCGTGGAGATGGCCACCGAGGCATTGAAAGTCGAGACGTTTGACCTTGAGCGGTGGTACGCATGAGGTCCTGGCTGCGCCCCGCGCGCAGGATCGTCGAGGCCACCTCGGAACAGGTTGTCGCCACCGGCTCGATGCTGGGCACGTGGGGCACCGACCCGGTCGACGGCGACACCGGCTACCGCTCGGCAGGGCGTGGGTCGCGTGAGGTTCCGTACTGGACGCGGGAGAAGGCGCGCGCCTATTCGGTGACCGCGTACCGGTCCAACCCGATGGCGACGGCAATCATCGACACATACGTGGCGTTCTGTGTCGGCGCGTCCGGGGTGAAGCTGCAGTGCACCAACCCCGACGTGGATGTGGTGGCACGCCAGTTCTGGGATGACCCGGCCAACCGCCTGGGGCACATTCAGGAGCTGTCGCTTCGCTCGCAGCTGCTGCTGGGCGAAAAGTTTTACGAAATGCTTGAGGGCAAGCAGTCCGGGGTGGTGCGGTTCGCACCTGTCGACCCGTCACTGGTCAAGGATGTGAAGATCCGCGCCGGTAACCCGCTGTGGCCGAGTAAGGCGATCCTGGCGCCGTTAAGTTCTGAGGAAGAGGATCGCGAGCTGTCACTGGTGACGGTCAGCGATGACACGGAGTTGCGTGAGGGCCAGGCGATGTTCTGGGCCCCGTGGCGCACCCTGGACACTGACATCCGTGGGATGCCGTTTTTGACGCCGATCCTGGACTGGCTCGACAACTACGACCTAGTGCTGTCCAACCTGATCGACCGCACGGCGATCATGCGGTATTTCGCGTTCGACGTGACCGTCGAGGGCGACCAGAAGGACGTCGACGACTTCGTTACCGCCCGTGGCGGCACCCACGCACCACCGTCGGGGTCGATCGAGGTCCACAACGAGACGGTGAAATGGGGCGCGCTCAACGCGCAAACCGGTGCCGCCGAAGACGTTCAGGCCAACAGCGCCGTGCTGACGTCCATCGCCTCCGGGGCTGGCCTCGCCAAGACGTGGCTGTCCGAACCGGACGGCGCCAACCGTGCCACGTCGCAGTCGATGGCTGAGCCGGTGCGCCGCCGTGTCGGTGGTGTGCAGAACGTGTGGCTGTATCAGCAGACAGAGCTAGTGCGGTTCGCCGTTGACCGGGCGGTGGCGGCCAAGCGGCTCCCGGCGATGGTTCAGGCGACCGACCCGCGCACCGGTGAGAAGACCGAAATCCCCGCCTCGCAGGCGGTGATGGTGACCGGCCCGGAGATCGCGGCAGCGGATGCGGCGATCACCGCGCAGGTGCTGCTGAACCTGGCCACGGGCCTTCAAACGCTGGTGGACGCGCAGATTATCGAGCCTGAGGCGGCGAAACTGGCCGGCCGTAAGGCGTGGGAAGACTTCATGGGTGTGCCTTACCGGGCCGAACTGTCGGGTTCGGACGCCAATCCGGACGATATCGCGTCCGAGGTTGAGGAGGCCCATTTGCGGCTGGTGAAGACCGGAGGGGTTCGATGACGAAAGTTGATGCGGCACAACGGCTTGGCGTGCACGAGACGGCTGTGGTGTCGGTCGTGGATCATTCGGCCGGGTGTGTGGTGACGTTGCGCGACGGGCGGGTGATGCTGGTGTCGGAGACGACCGCACGCGCCTATGTGCCCGAGGTTGACGACCCGGCACCGAAGGCCTCGCGCGTGGTGGGCGAGGACGGGCCGGAACTGATGGACCTGCCCGAGGGTGCCACGGTGAAGAAGGCAGCGGCTTCGAAGAAGGGTGCGAGGGGTGCTGCAAGCTCCTGAGCGCTCTGTCGCCCACCTGTTCGCGGCGGTGTCTCCCGCCGTAGCGATGGTGCTGCGCGCCCTGGAAGCGTTCGACATCAAGAAGCACGCCCGCTGGCCCAAGGGCCACCCGAGCGCGGGCAAGTTCCGGCCGATGCCGGACCTGCTCAAGAAGGCATTGCGCGATTTCGACGGTGAAGGCCACCCGTTCGATAGCTTCTCCCGCGACCAGCTGGTGCGCGCCGCGAAGGCTATGGACATTTCGCTGAGCCGTGGCGAGTCACGCGACTCGATCGCCGGCAAGGTGTTCGCGAAGCTGGACCCAAAGGGCAACTTCCGCCACGACCTGGACGAGATCCAGGCCAAGCAGAAGCCTTCCGCCAGGCGGCAATCGGGCAGCAGGACCGCCGCCGAGATGATCGAAGACCCCGAGCCCGAAGACCGTGGACGGCTGACCGAACTACTTAGCGGCATGACACTCCCACAGATCAAGGAGTTCGCGGCCGAGCACGACACCAAGGTCATGCCATTCGGCACGAAAGCAGACAAGGTTGCTGGCCTCGTCGAAACGCTTGTCGGCATGCGCATCAACCTCCTCGCCCACGGCTTGGGGACGAAAAGCGACGGCAGCCCAGACGACTTCGTACCGCCATGGAAAAAGGCATCAGTGTCGAGTCCCGCCGATGCCGTCCGCCAACGAGAGCTCAGGACGGCTGAACTTCAAAAAGGCGGTGGCCTTGAGGGTGCTGGCGCCACCGACCGGCTTGCTTCGGTGTTCCACGAGAACTGGCGTGCCAGCCGCGCCCAGCCCGATGGCGGGTTTGAGCCCCGGGTGAAGACGACCAAGGACGCCAAGTGGAAAGCCAAACACGGTACTGACCAGGTCGATATCGCCAACACGCCGTTTGAGGATCTGCCGGAGGACTGGCAGGCCGAGAACCGCGCGGCGGCGAAGGTCGTGGTGGACCTGATGCGCACTCGCGGGGGGAATCTCAGCCGCGAGGAGGCCGGTGCGGCTATCCACGACGCATGGCTGGAACGCAATGACTGGGCCCGTGGCGGTGACCTGGATGTCCCGTTCGGCAAGCTCCCGAAAGATGAGCAGGACAAGGACGTCGAGCAGTACGACGCTGCGGTGAAGCTGTTCGGTAGCGGAGGCGGAATCCAGCCGAAGAGCACAGGCAAGGGCGGTGCGCTTGAAACGTCTGCCGTCAGCACTGGCGAAATCCGGCAACGGGTCGACACCGCGTTTGATGAGCTGGCCGACCCAGGCCGCGAGTGGGTCAGTCTGGCCGATCTCCGCAAGAAGCTTGGCGGCACCCGCGAGGACCAAGACAAGGTGCTGCTCAACCTCGTGAAGGTGGGCCAGATTCGGCTACTCCCGGAAGAGAACCGCAAGATGCTGTCGCCCGAAGACCGGGCGGCGGCGCTGAATCTGTCCGGCGAAGACAAGCACCTGCTCGGCATCGTCGAAAACGGCCAGATGCGGCGCGGCGGAAGCGGCGGCGGTTCAGTGCCTGCGGCGAGGGCCGCGAGCGCATCAGGCGACGTTCGCGGCGCGGTCGGCGACCTGGCCGACAAACCAGGCGGATGGGTGCGCTTGTCCGAACTGCGTAAGCAGCTGGCCGCCAAGGGATATACCGCCCCCGAGCAAGACGCCGCACTGAAGGAGCTCGCCAATTCCGGCGGTGCGCAGTTCATCCCTGTCGCGAATCTGAAGTCACTCAGCCCGGAAGACCGTCAGGGCGCGGTGAAGGTTGGCGGGGAACTGAAGCACCTCATCAAAATCGACGGTGTGGGCGGCAGCAAGAAGCTTGCCGACATGGAGGGCACCAAGCCAGCACGCGTACGTGCTCCGAAAGCCGCAGCGGGAGCCAGCACCGGCCGCGCCGCGCTGAAGGTGGCAGCGGCGGATGCGATCGCCAGCCCAACCGGCCCGATGCCCGCCGATGACGTGCTCAACACGATGACCATCAAGCAGCTCAAGGACTTCCACGAGCAGCGGACAGGTTCCAAGCTCAGCGGTGTAACGCGGAAAGCGGACATCATCGCCGCCGTGAAGGCGCGATAACAGCCGCTAGTCCCGTTTCTTTCCTTTTGTCACAACCCTTTCAGCCCTTCCCCGAGGGAGACTTTCGTGTACCCAGAAACAGACCTTGAGGTCGACCCGGTCGAGTGGCTGGAATCCGTTGAGGCCGCCATTCAAGAGGCCAGCGGCGACGTCGAGCTCGCCCGTAACGTCGACTTCCTTCGCCGCCTCGACCCGCTAGCCGACACTGATCCGGCTGAGGTCGGCTTCGCCGCGTTCGTGCGCGAGGCGGTCGCCGAGCACACCCGTGAGGCCGAGGCCCCGCAGCTGGAGCGCATCGACGGTGGCCGGGTGCTGGAAGCACGCGGCACCTCCAACGATGGTGGCCGCATCTTCCGGGTGCAGATCATTCGCGCGGGTGAGAGTAAGAACGGGCGCAACTACCCGGCATCGGTGCTCAAAACGGCCGCCAAGCTGTATGACGGTGCGAAGGCGTTCGACCGGCACCGCACCCCCGATGAGCTGAAGTCGTCGACGATTTCCGGGCTGGTCGGGTTCTACCGCAACGTCGAAGCCGCCGCCGACGGGCTGTACGCCGACTTGCACCTGCTGCCGTCAGCGACGCACACCGCCGAAGCGCTCGACGCCTCCGTGGCCGCGCAAGCCGCTGGCCTCCCGCCGATCGTCGGCATCTCCCATGACGCCATGACGGTGCTCAAGCACACCAGCGTCGGCGGACGGCGTGTCCAGGAGGCCGTGCGCATCACCAAAGTCCACTCCGCCGACGTGGTCGCAGACCCCGCTGCCGGAGGCAAGGCCACCCGCGTCCTCGCGGGAGGAATCGATGAAACCGACCCAGAGAGCAACCAGGAGGAAGACGTGACCGTCACGTCAGAAGCCGTGCTCGCCGCGCTCAAAGAAGCCACGCCCGAGCAGCTCGCCGGGTTCGGACTGAGCAAGGTGACCGAAGCGGCACCCGCCCCGCCCCCAGCGGGGTCCGTTGACAAGTCCAGCTTCATGGCCGGTCTGATGATCAGCCAGAAGGTGAGCGAGGCGCAGCTGCCCGCCGCTGTCGGCACGCAGATCCGTGAGGCTCTTCCGCAGCATGTGACCGAGTCCGACGTGGACTCGCAGATCACAGCACTTAAGGCGGCGCTCGGTGTGGCTGAGCGTGCCGGTTTGGCGCCTACGGTGACGGTCCAGGTCACCCAGGAGGCCCGCCAGAAGAAGGTCGACGCGCTCGACGCGTTCTTCGCTGGCGACTACAGCAAGGGCTACCGCAGCTTCCAGCAGGCCTACATGGACTTCACCGGATACCGCCCGGCCTACCTTGGCCGCGAGGACTTGTCCCGGCAGATCCTGCGTGAGTCGTTCGGTTCCGGCTTCGACTCCGGTGTGGCCACCCGCTCGACGGAGTCCGGCGACACCTCCACCTGGGCGCAGGTCCTCGGTGACAGCGTCACCCGGCGCATGGTGGCCGAGTACTCCAACCCGTCGCTTCAGACGTGGCGTTCGATCGTGTCCTCGACCGTGCCGGTGATGGACTTCCGCACTCAGCGGGTCGGGCGCATCGGCGGCTACGGCGTGCTGCCGACTGTCAACCAGGGAGCCCCGTACCAGCCGCTGACCACCCCCGGTGATGAGGAGGCGACGTACGCGCTGGTGAAGAAGGGTGGCACGGAAGACGTCACCCTGGAAATGATCGCCAACGATGACGTGCGCGCGATTCAGCGGATCCCGGGCAAGCTCGGCCGTGCGGCCGCGCAAACCCTCTACCGCTTCGTGTGGGACATGCTGATCTCAGGCAACGGTGTCACCTGCACCTACGACTCGGTGGCGCTGTTCGACGCCGCTCACGCCAACACCGACACCAGCTCGGCGCTGTCGCAGACGACCCTGTCGGTCGGCCGCCGCAAGATGATCGAACAGGCCGCGTACGGCAACTCGGTCGAGATCCTCGGCCTGACCCCCAAGTACCTGATCGTTCCGCCGGAGCTGGAGGAACTGGCCTTCCAGCTGTGCACCTCAGCTGTGGCTGTCCCGGCCACCCCGGCTGGTGCGTCGGACACCCCGAACATTCACCAGGCCAACGGCCTGCGCCACATCCTGCTGCCGTACGCGACCGACGCCAACGACTGGTTCCTGGTCGCCGACCCGTCACAGGTCCCGACGATTGAGGTCGGCTTCTACCAGGGCAAGGAGGAGCCGGAGCTGTTCACGCAGTCGGACCCGAACTCGGGCAGCGTGTTCAACGCCGACGTCTTCACCTGGAAGTGCCGCTTCATCTTCTCCGGCACCGCCTTGGACCACCGCGGTTTTTACAGGGGCCAGGGCTAGCCAGCATGGCTGACAGCCACCGCCCATCACGGGTGGTGGCTGCTCCGTCCACACCAGACATTCACGAAGGAGAAAACCAGCCATGCAGCTCAAAGAAATGCGCGGCACCCTGTACCACCAGGTGGCCCTCGAATCCACCGGCAACGCGGCCTCCACCGGCAACCTTCCCGTCTGGAAGGCGCCACTGGACTGTGTCGTCACCGCCGTCACCATCGTCCCGTCAGCGGCGATCACCGCCGATGGCACCAACTTCGCCACCTACACCCTGACCCGGCACACGGCGGGCGCCGCAGCGGCCACTACCGCGTCGCGGGCGTGGTCGACAACGAACTCGGTCGCGCTGACCGAGGAGTCGATGACTCTTGGTGCCGGGGTGAGTATCACCGCAGGGGACACCCTCACCATGATCAAAACGGTGGGGGGCACTGGCCTGCTCATCCCGAACCTGCTCGTGATCGTCAACTACCAGCTGGCTGGGGTCTAACCCATGAAGCAGAGCTACCAGACGGTCGCGCTGACTGGATCCGACCAGGCGGTCAAGGCCACTGGTGGCGTCCTGTTCGGCGGCTATACGGTGCAGGAGACCGGCGGCAGCAATGCCGCGACGGTGAGGATCTACGACAACGCCTCGGCCGCGTCAGGGACCCTCATCGGCGCGGTCAACCTCGCCGCCGGGGGCTCCGCCGACGTGGCGCTCAACCACCCGACGTGGTGCCTCAACGGCGTCTACGTCGACGTGGGCGGCACCGGCACCGTTGCCGGGTCGGTCAGGATCGGCTAGCCGTGGGCTTCACCCGCCTTGCCTCCAACGCCGCGGCGACGCTGAGCCACACGTTCTATGTGGACGAGACGGCCACCGACCCGACGGGCACTCCCACCTACGCCATCGTGGACGCCAACGGCACCGCTGTGTCGTCGGGTAACGCGACGGTCGTGGGTGGGAGTTCCGGGCGGATCACGGCACCTTTGGCGGCACAGTCGTCGTTGCGGCGGCTGACGGTCACCTGGACGGCCACCGTCGGCGGCGGTTCGGTGACCGAGGTCGACTATGTGGAGATCGTGGGCGGGTTCTACTTCACCCTCGCGCAGGGCCGCGCGTCCGATACTTCCCTGTCTGACGCGAGCAAATACCCGACGGCCGACCTGGCACTGAAGCGGCTTGAGGTCGAAACGGAGTGCGAGACGATCTGTGACAGGTCGTTCGTGCCCCGCTACGACCGGGTCGTGCTCGATGGTGCGGGGACCTCGACGCTGCTGCTGGCCCACAGTGACCCGGTTCGTTCGGTCGCCGATGTGCGGGTGGTGCGGTCGGTGACGATGGCCCCGGCGATGGACGAGACGTTCGTGGCGTTCACCGCCGCCGAGCTGGCGGCGCTGACGGTCACCGACGATGGGCGGCTGATCCGCACCGACGGCAACGTGTTCACCGAGGCCCGCGCGAATGTGGTGGTCGAGTTCGAATACGGCCTCGACCGGCCACCAGCAGACCTAGTGCAGGCGTCGCTGACCCGGCTGCGGACACGGCTGAACCTGAACAAGACGGGGATTCCGGACCGGACAACCTCGTTCACCGTCACTGACGGAGCGACATACAGGCTCGACATGCCCGGCGCGTATAAAACCGGCCTGCCCGAGGTTGACGCCATCTACGGCCGCTACTCCCGCCGCACCACCGGCACCAACGGCGGTGCCGTCCCGGCGTCGCGGACACTGTCGTACTCGCCGCAGCGGTATTCGCTGTTCCACGGTGGCCGCTGATGAGCGGCACGATCGCCGCGGCGGCCAAGGCCCGGCTCGTCGGCACCGACAACGTCCTGACCGGCCTGTCCGGAATGACAGGTGTCGAAGTCGCCTACAACATGCCCCGCGATGTTCCTGAAGAGGTCATCTACGGCGGCAAAATCAGCGGCCCCGTCGAGCTGGCCGCGATGAAAGGCGGCTCCGGCGGGCGGGTCAAACGCAAGGAAGACCTGACGCTGAGGCTGCACATCCGCGTCTGCAAGAAGGGCGAGGCGACCACAGAGGACGCCGAGGCCCGCGCTGCCGCCCTGTCGACCATCGTCGAGGACTACATCGCCGAGAACTACACCCTCGGCGACCTGGCCAACCTGAAACTGGCCAGAGTCGAGTCGGTCGACCTGGACAGCTGGCTCACCGACGACGGTGGCAGCTACTCCGAGATCACCCTGAGCATCGCGCTCATGTCTTTCCTGTCCTAGCTGGACACCACATCCCACCGCAGCCCAGCCGAGTCTGGGCCACTTTCGCATGCCTGGAGTCCGCTGTGGAACACCTTGTCCGCTGCGAGGTGATCGGAGACCTCCCGATCGTCTCGGTGACCGGCTACCGCGAGGTAGAAGAGGTCCAATTCGGCCCCAACGGCGCGCCGCTGTTCGACGGCGAAGGCAACCCGGTCGTCAAGCCGGTGCGCGTCGCGGAAACGCAGGACGTCACCAAGGGCCAAATCGCCTACCTCGACCCAGCCGAAACGAACATCGCCGTACTCACACAGGCGCAGCTGGTCAAGGTGCTACCCAAGGCCAAGAAGGGGGCGTAATGGGCTCCTTCGCCTTCGTCGATGCCACTACCTGGATCGGCGGGTTCGACGCCACCGGCTATCTGAACCAGATGGCGGCCAATATCAGCACCGAAGAGCTCGACTGCACCCCGTTCGGCTCGACCTATCGCCGCCGCACTGGTGGGCTGAAGACCCTTTCGGCCACCTATTCGGGCTTCTACGAGGCCGGTACCGGCACCCCCGACCCGGAGTTCTTCACCAACCTCGGCACCAGTGACCGGGTCACAACGATCTCTTCGTTGAGCACCGAAACGACACCCGCCTATCTGTATCAGGGTGGCGTGTTCCGGTACTCGCCGTTCGGCCAGATCGGCCAGGTCACCCCATTTCAGGTGAGCCAGTCGAGCACGAACGCGGTCGGTGCGATCCGTGGCCAGGTCGCCAAAGCGAAGGCCAATGTGTCTTCGACCGGCGCTACCGGCACGGGCGTGAACCTTGGACAGGTGGGCGCCGCGCAGTTCCTGTACGCGACCTTCCATGTCTTCACCGCCGGAACGACGATCACCGTGATCGTCGAGTCTGACGACAACGCCAACTTCACCTCGGCCACCACGCGGCAAACCATCGGCCCGATTACCACCACTGGTGGCACTTGGATGACCCGTGTCGCCGGTGCGATCACTGATACCCACTACCGCTTCAACGTCACTGCGGTAACCGGCACTTTCTCGATCGCTGGTGCCATCGGCATCGGCTCCTAAGGAGACTTACCATGGCAAGCTTTGCCTTCATCGACGCCCGCCTTGAGGTCAACAGCGTTGTCCTGTCGAGCTTCTGCCGGGCCGTTACCGTCAACGTTTCGGCCGACGAGCTCGACGACACCGCCTTTGGCGACACCTACCGGTCACGTATCGGTGGCCTGAAGGACTGGTCGGTTCAGCCTGAGTTCAACAGCGACTTCGCCGCCTCGGCGGTGGACGCCACGCTGTGGCCGCTGCTGGGCACGACGACGACCGTGAAGGTGCGGCCGACGTCGAGCGCGATTGGCGCGACCAACCCGGAGTACTCCGGCTCAGTGCTCGTGTCGCAGTACAACCCGTTCGGTAACAGCGTCGGTGACCTGGCTACGGTCAGCGTTCAGTGGCCGGGCGCGGGAACCCTGTCGCGGGCGACGAGCTAAACCGTGAGCCTCGCCGTCGGTATCCGTGGCGAGCGCGGCCTGTTCGACATGGCCAAAGCCCTGCGCGAGGCGGGCGAAAAGGACCTGGCCGCCGAGTTGAGCCGGGGCATCCGCAAGGCGGCCACCTCGGTGGAACGCGAAGTGCGCCGCTCCACAGACACCTACATGCCCAAGGGGTTCGAGAAGACGTTCGCGTCGTCGCTGCGCAGCAAGGTGCAGGTTCGCCTGTCGCGCGACCGCAGGATCTCCATCGAATTCATCGGTCTGGGCAAGGCCCGCGAACGGGACCTGGCGTCCATGGAACGCGGGCGGCTACGCCATCCGGTGTATGGCCGGTACCGGCGGCTCAGTGACGGCACCCGGATGACGAACCCGTGGGTGACCCAGCAGATTCGGCCCGGCTGGGCCAGTGAACCGGCCAGACGTGCCGCCCCGAAGGCGGCCAAAGACATAGGCGACGCCATGGGCAAAGTGGCCGCCAAAATCGAGAGGGCTATCTGATGCCGACAGAGTTCCGGCTCAGCGACGAAGACCTGGCACAGTACGGCGGCCCCGAGTGGGTGCCGTTCGACCGTGACCAGCTGCACGATGTGCCGTTCGACGAGCTGCACAAGTGGGAGAAGGAAACCGGCATCGGCACAGTGGTGCTGCTGGCGGGCGAGTTTGCCGAGGGCACAGCGCTGGGCATCAAGGGTGTCATCTGGCTGGCCCGCAAGATGAACAAAGTGGACACGGTGCCGTTCAAGGACTTCAACATCAAGACCTTGAAGGCGCGTTACCGCGACCCGCTGGCCGGTGATGACGCGGTCCCCCCGGATGGGGGCTCCTCGGAGCCGTCCTCGGAGACAAAACGGTCCAAGAAGGCCTGAAGCCGCTGCTGCCCTGGTTCTGGCGCGTCTACCAGATGCCCGCCCGTGAGGTGCGGCAGCTGACCGCACGTGAGGCAGACACCTACATCAAGGACGGGCTGAAGAAGCGTTAGCGGGACGCGTACGGCGCGCAGCGCGCGGCGATACGCAGCCCGGAAGCCCGGAAATCCATGAGGTCGACGGTCATGTTGCTGCCCGTCGCCCGCATGTCCAGGAATGCCGACAGCGTCGCGATCTGCTGCCCAACATCATCACGCAGGTCCTGCGGGGTGACGGCGGCGATTGTCTTCAGGTCGGCGACCGTCTTGTCCAGCTCTGGCCAGTCAACCCGGGATCCATCCGGTGCCGCCGCCAAGTCTCTGACCGCGTCCGCCCCCGACTGCAGAGTCGGCAACAGCAGCACACAGGCGCCATGAACGTCGAGCGACTTCAACGTCGGTGTCGGCGAGACGGACCAAGCGGAGTCAGGTAACGACGATGCTGGTGCGCTGCCCTGTAGGCGGCCACTAATGACGAACACGACGGCGACGGCCACCCCGATGAAGACCCCCGCCGAGGTGAAAAGCAATCCCTGGCGGCGGCGGGCCCACGGCCTCTGCGGGGGCGCCTGCGGCGGCTTGCCGATGCGAATCAGTTCATTGCTCACGCCTGCACGGTAGCGGCATCGCGCACGAGATCACTCTCCATCAATCGGACGGGGGTCGATCGGATGGCCGGCCGTAATGAGGTGGCGATCGATGTCGTCGTGCGCGGCGAGGAGAAAAGCAAGCGCAGCCTCAAGGGCATCGGGGACGAAGCCCACAAGACCGGCACTGTCTTCGGCGAGATGGGCAAGGAAACCTCAGCCCTTTCCCGCGAGATGGCCGGGCTTGAGGAGCGGATCAAAAACACGGCCAAGGCTTTCCAGCGCACGGGTGCTGATGCGTTCCTCGCCGATCTGCGCAAGGACAAGAAGCGCCTCGCCGAACTGAAGCGGGTCGACCGGCTCCTGCTCGGCGACGACGACACCGAGTTGCTGCGCCGTTCCGCCCAGGCGGGCGCTCAGGCGGGCACAACGCTTGTCGAGTCGTTCTCCAAGGCCATCTCGGCGGGCGGCAGCCCAGTGATCGCAGCGGCTGCCGCGATCGGTGTCGCACTGAGCCCAGCGATCGGCGCCTCCATCGGTGCCGCCGTTATCGGCAGCGTCGGGCTCGGCGGCATCGTCGGCGGTGTCGCCGCGGCGGCGCGTGACGAGTCGGTCAAGGCCGCGGCCAAGGACTTCGGGCAGACGTTCGTGTCGTCGTTCGGCGACCTGGGCATCCCGTTCGTCGAGCCCGTGGTCGAGTCGCTGCAGGAATTCAGGATCGCCGCGCGGAACATCGCCCGCGACCTGAAGCCGGAGTTCAGCTCACTAGCCAATGCGGTCCTTCCGCTGGCGCGCGGGTTCACGGAGATGATCCAGAACACGCTGCCGGGGCTGAAGAACGCCTTGCGCTCAGCCGAGCCCGTGCTGACGGTTCTCGCCAACGCGCTGCCAGGCCTGGGCGATGACCTGTCGGCCATGTTCGACCTGATCGCCGAAGAGCCGGAGGGTGCGGCGGCGGCGATGCACGACCTGATCGTGCTCGTCGGTGACGCCCTGCACGGCTTCGGGCTTCTGGTCAACGTGCTCTCGGACGCCTACCAGTGGTTCATCGCGATCGGGGAAGTCGCCACAGGTGCGTTCGCTGACATGCCCACGTGGCTGAAGTTCTTCCTGCCTCTTGGTGCTGGGCTGGGCCTGCTCAACGGAATGTTCGTCGACACTGGCGATGCCGTCGATCACGCGACAAACCAGATGCCCCGGTTCACCACGAACCTCAACGGCATCAAGACGGAGGCGGAGAAGACCGCCGACGAGATGAAGGCGCTCAAGAACGCTATTGATGCCGTCTTCGATCCGATCATGGACCTCGATGAGGCGACGGTCGCCTACCAGAAGGGCCTGATCGCGCTTCAGAAGGAGCTGTTGCAGGGCAAGCGCACCCTCGCGCTCACCAGCGAAGAGGGGCTGCGTAATCGTGACGCAGTTCTCGATCAGATCCAGGCGATCAAAGACCTGCGGGACGCGACCGCGACCGTGCCGGAGAAAGTCGACGAGGCCAACGCCGCCTACGACCGGCAGCTTGAAGCTCTGCGCAGCAACCTGCTCGCGCTCGGCTTCAACAAGGAAGAGGTCAACCGGCTCATCGACGCCTACAAGGGCATTCCGGCGGCCGTCACCACCGAGTTCAAAACCCCGGGGCTCGCTGAGGCGATTGCTCAGGCCCGCATACTCGCTGGACTTCTTGGCTCCACCTCGGCCGCTGCGCGTGCGCGTTCTGGTGACTCGTCCGGGTTTGGTGGCGGCCGTGCCGCCGGTGGTCCCGTGCACCCGAACACCACCTATGTGGTCGGTGAGGACGGCCCGGAGCTGCTGGAGATGGGCGCCTCAGGTGGCCGTGTCTACAGCGCGTCACAGTCCCGTTCGATGCTCGCCGCCACAGCCGCACCGGCTCGCCCAGTCGTGAGTATCGCGATCACACCGTCAGGCAACCCGGCCTTCGACGCCTTCGTTCAGGCCATCTGGCCATTCATCTTGCACCAGGTCCGCGTGGATGGCGGGGACCTGCGCGCTTTCGGTGCTGCGTAAGGAGAACCAGTGCTTCACCGCTACAGGGCATGGAATTCGGCGATGGTCACGACCGCCTCACCGGCGGCCGTAACAACCGGCACGTCCATCAAGACCATGTTGCAGCTGGCAACTCCGTCCACGCGGCAGATCATGCTGCTCGGCTGGGGCTACAGCATCGACGACCCTCCCGGCGCGGATGCCGTCGTAGACCTGATCCAGTCGGATACGGCGGCGACGGTGACAGCGCATGGGGCGTCGGGAGTTCAGCCGATCAACCCGGGCTCGCCCGCTTCGCTGCTAACGCTTGGCACGTCGGCGACCGGCTTCACATCCTCTTCGGAGACGGCACCGGTGACGACGAAGACGTTCGACGCGGTGTCGATTAGCTCAGTGTCGGCTGAGGCCGCCGCGGCGATGCGTTACGAGTACTTCTGGGTGCCCGGTGAGGGCCCGGTCGTCGCCGTGTCTTCGTTCGTGCGCCTGCGTGCGACAACCCCGACGACCGCCGTGGACATGCGCTGCTGGATTCAGTGGATGGAGTAGTCCATGCCTAGCGCCGCCTACGTCCGGCAGGCATCGCTCGCCCGGCGCAGACGGTTCCGGCGGGCAGGCTGGCCCGGAATCTCCACCCAGCTGCTGCCGGTCACCTTCCCGGCATCACCCCTGTCCATGCGGGTCCACATCGCACTCGGCGCCGACCTGAACGCCTCACACCTGACCTGGAACTGGCTCGACGTCACCGAGTATGTGCGCGAGGACCTGGGTGTTTCCCTGACGTTGGGGCGCAGGGACGAATATGGCCGCGTCACCGCGTCCAAAGCACAGCTGAAGCTGCGCAACCCAGACGGCATCTTCGTCCGCCTCAACCCGACCGGCCCTTACTTCGGCCTGCTGTCGCGCAACACCCCGATCTGGATCGAACTCAACCCCGGCTCCGGATTCGTCGACCGCTACTACGGCTACATCAACGAGCTGCCCACCCGCTGGGGCGACCAGTCCGGTACCGACAGCTTCGTCACCATCACCTGCGCGGGCGTCATGCGCAGGCTGGCGCAAGGCGAGGTGCTCCGCTCGGCGGTAACGAGAAGCACGCTCGGCACCACACCGGGCGACTATGTGCCGCTGGCCTACTGGCCGATGGAAGACGGGGCCGAGTCCCTGTCGTTCCTTCCGGCAACACTGAACACGCAGGCCGTCATCCCAACCGGCACGGTCGCCTACGCGGCACAGTCCGACCTGGCCGGGTCGCGGCCCCTTCCCGTCTTTGACAGCGGCGCCTCTGCCGTGTTCACCGTCCCGTCCTACACCACAGGTGGGCTGTGGGCGCTGCAGCTTCTCCTCCGGGCACCAAGCGAACCCTCCCCATCTACCACGATCGCCGCGATCGACACCGGTGGCGAGGGGCTCATCGCCCGGTATGAGCTGAACCTGTCACCCGGCCCGCCGAGCCAGATGATCCTGCGCGGGTATGACGTGTTCGGCACCGTGCAGACGGTGGCTCAAGTCCTGTTCGACGGGACCGGGCCGGGTAACCCGCTGGCGGCCGAGTTCTATGGCGAATGGTGGTCGGTCAGGGTCGCCGAGCGCACCAGCGGCTCCAACGTGATTGCCTACCTGGGCCTGGCGGCTATCGACGGGTCAGGTGCGGCGGTCAACGGCGGGTCTGTGGCTGGCGGTCACAGCACTATCGCCACGGTGACGATTTCGGCGGCATCGACGACCGACCAGATCGCGTTCGGGCATGCCGCTGTTTTCACCGACCCGGGCTTCAGTGTGAGCACGGACCTGGTCCTCAACGCCGCCGCGCTTAACGGCTGGGCCGGTGAGATGGCACACGAGCGGGTGTCCCGTCTGTGCCGGGAGGCGTCGATACCGGCACATGTGACGGCGTCGTCTTCGGTGGCGATGGGCCCGCAGGGCACCGGCACACTGCTTGACGAGCTGCGCGACTGCGAGGCCGCCGACGGCGGTGTGCTTTACGAGCACCAGTTCGGTATCGCCTACCAGGCGCTGTCTGAACGCTGCAACCAGCCGGTCACCTTGGAGCTCGATTTCGACGCCGGGCACATCATCATGCCCGCACCGGCCGACGACGATCAGCGGCTGCGTAACGAGTGGACGGTCTCGCGCGACGGCGGCTCGTTCGCCACCTACCGCGACGACGCGAACGTGGCACTCAATGGCCTGTACGACGACCAGGCGACAGTCAACGTCGAAACGGACACCCAGCTGACAGACGTGGCCGCGTGGAAGGTCCACATCGGCACCGTGGATGAGTACCGGTGGCCCGGCATCCCCATCAAACTGCACGGCTCACCGGACCTGATCCCATCCTGGCTGGCCACACCGCTGGGCAGCAGGGTGACGATCGACAACCCGCCCGCAGGCCTGCCACCTGACCAGATAGACCTCATCATCGAGGGCTACACGGAGCGGTGGGACACGGTCAGCTGGGACGTTTCACTCAACACCTCGCCGGCCTCGCCGTATGAGGTGTTCGACCTAGACGGCGAGCAGCGGCTCGACTCGGGCAGCTCAACTCTCACCTCAGACGTCACCTCTTCGGCGACGTCGCTGTCGGTGACGACCTCCGTCTCGACGGACTTGTGGACCACCGATTCGGCCGAGATGCCTTTCCCGCTGCTCATCGGCGGTGAGGTGATGACGGTGACAGCTATCGCTGGTGCGTCAAGCCCGCAAACATTCACGGTCACCCGCTCAGTCAACGGCGTTACGAAGGCGCACCTTGCCGGGGCTGAAGTTCACGTCCGCGACCCGATCATTCCGGCCTTGTAGGGGGGACCGTGACGTTCGCCTCCGGGCAGCGGGTAACCGCCGCCCAGCTCAACGCGCTCATCGCACCCGGTTGGACAACACACCTGCCGACCCTGACCGGGTCGGGGTCCAACCCAGCGCTGGGCAACGGCACCCGCAACGGCATCTACCGGCGCATCTCGGGTGCCGACGTCCTCGACTGGCAGTTCACGTTCGTGTTCGGCACCACGTCGACCTACGGTGCCGGGTCGTGGATGGTCGACTTGCCGTTCACGGCGCACGCCAGCCAAACCGACCTGGTCGTCGGCCAGGGCTGGGTGCTCGATTCGGGCACGATCCGCCGCCCGATCACCGTGCACATGTTCTCCACCACCCAGCTGCGCCTGGTGTCCGACGGCGGTGACGTCACCCCGACGGTGCCGTTCACGTTCGGCACCTCCGACGCGCTCGCTGGCACTATCCGCTACCGGCCCGCCTAGGAGGGCTCATGGCAATGGAAGTAGTACCGGGGCATGGCCTGATCCTTCCGGCCAAGCCCACTTCGCGCGATGACGGTGTCGCCCAGCTGCGTACCGAGCTGGTGGCGCGCAACGTCGACCGGCTGGTCATCGACCAGGCGTGCCGGGACGCGCGGATCGAAGAGGTGTGGTGGTCGCCGACGGCCGGGTTCGTTCACGACTGCGCCGCGCACCGTGCGGAACAGCCGGGCGCCTGCTTCCCGGACATTCAGCGGGTGTCGATGGTGCTCGGCCTGCCACACGGGCTCGGTGTCACTGGCAGTGAAACCGTCAAGGGCGCGAGGGCGGTGCGCTGATGAGATCCCGGAGTATGCAGGCGCTCACCGATGACATCGCCGCGGCCTATCCGGGCGTCACCATCTACGGCATCGGCGACGCCGCACACCAGCTGCGCGCGTCGGACCACAACGAAGACGACACCTCGGGCAGCCGACCCGCGCAGTCCGATGCCGACAGCAACCCGGAGCACCGCGCGATCGACGTGATGCTCGGCCCAGCCATGAGCCGGGCACAGCTTCAAGGGCTGGTCGAGCGTGTCGTGGCCGCCGAGCAGGCCCGGGAGCGGGCGGGCGGGGAACCGAGACTGCGGTACGTCATCTTTGACGGCTGGCTCTACTCAAGGACATACGGATGGGTCAAGCAGCCCAAGCTCGACGACCCACACCCCGACCACGCGCACTTCTCGGGCCTGGCCTCCGGCGATGAGAACGCCGCGTCATGGCCCGCCGTAACGGCTCACACGAACGGAGACGACGACATGGATCAGGACCGGGCGAACAACATCATCGCCACCGACGCCCGTCAGCGGGCCGTCATGTTCAACCTGCCCTATGCCGAGTTCCACATCCCGGGCGAGCCCGCTCCCCGCAAGGAACGCAACGAGGTCCACTTCGCGCTGAAGGCACTCGCCGAAAAGCCAGCGGTCGTTGTCGACCAGGCGGTGCTCGAAGCCGCCCTGCGCAAGGTCCTTGGCGCCGTCGATGGCGCCACACCAGATAACTAACTGAAAGCTGAGGGGCATGTGTCCAACTGGGTCCGCAACCTGGTCATGCTGTGGACTCTCGCCGTTGTGGGCGCAGTTGCCTGGTCGGATGTGAAGGCGGGTAACCGCCCTGATCCGATGGTGCTTGTGATCCCTGCCGGGGTGTTCACAGCCCTGTACGTCCGGCGCAAGCCGCCGGGGCAGGTCTCCCAAGAGGAGGCCGAGGAGTGATCTCCTACCTTCTTCAAATCCTGGTGTCCCTGTTCGTTGTCGTCTGCGCCGCGCACTACGCACGGCGCAGCTGGGACCGGGCCAAGCAGAGAGGCAAATGATGCCAACTGAAGCACTGGTGCGGGTGCAGAGGTTCCTCGACAGCAGACTGGTCTACCGGCTGGTCGTGGTCGGGGTGGTCTTCGCCTTGGGCTGGTCCCTGATCCTGTCCTACCAGCAGCGGCGGCTGACCGGGGAGCAGCGGCGGCTGACCGAGTGTGTGGCCGCATACGTTGACGCGGCGAACGCGAACCAGCGGCTGCGTGCCGAGATCGCCTCGGATGAGCGTGAGCTGTCCACCGCCTTGCTTGCGGAGCAGAACAGGGCTCTGCACATCGCTGACCCGGCTGCCCGTCTGGCTGCCCTTCAGCGGGCATTCGGTGAGTACGAGAAGGGCCGCGCGTTCAACGAGGGCAAGCGGGAGGGCAACCCGATCCCGCCGCCTCCGTCGCAGACGTGTGGTTGACCAGGGGGCACCTCTAGTGGAAAGGAACAGCAATGCTGGCATGGGTTAAACGGTCCCGTAAGGCCATCATCTCGGCGGTGATCGCTGGCGGTGTCGTGCTGCTCAAGGTGATGGCTGACGACGCCATCACCCCACAGGAGTGGGTTGAGGTCCTTCTGGCCGTAGCAGCCGGTGGCGGTATCACCTACGTGGTCCCGAACGAGCCGAAACCCGCCGCGACACGCCCGAGCGCGGGTTGATGTTTCACGGGCTAAGCAGCAGCTAGGCACATATCGAAACTGGTTTCACGCGCCATTCTTGGGAATGAAAATGGCCCGGTCCTCTTCGGAGGTCCGGGCCATTTTTGGCGTCTTCATGCGGCCATCAGGTGGGCCAGTGCTTCCTTGTCGCTGGCGCTCAGGATCACGGCCGGGTGGCCTGGGCTGGTGGGTGCGAGTTCCTCAAGCTTGCGGGCGGCAGCTCGTGCACGGCGTGCCTCGCGCTGGGCTTCTGCCTTCGCCTCGCGCTCAGCCTTGCGCTCGCGGCGCGTCTCGGCGGCCTTGAGGGCGGATGCGCGGCGCTGGGCGGTCAGTTCCTCGTCGGCCTCAGGGGCGGCGGCGGGGGTGATGTCGCGCTCCATGGCGTCCATCGCGGTGAAGTCTGGCTTGATCCGGGTGGCGACGAGTTCGGCGGCCGGGATCAGCAGGACGGCGACGACGAACACAAGCTTGGTGATCCAGTTGCCGGGGCCCATGACGTTGATGAAGCCGCTGGCGAGGACGGGGAAGACGAGGACCCGCATGGCCATCGACTTGGCTGCCGGGTGCATTCCTGCGGTGCCGAGGACCTTGACGCACAGGAAGGTGAGGGCGTCGAGGGCGCCGGGGATGAGCCAGGCACCGAGGACGCCGGTGCCGATGCTGTCGAGGAAGGTGGCCTGGTGGGTGTAGCTGACCACCATGGCGATGAGCATGATGACGGTGGCTGACTGGCGGACGCGTTTGATGGTTTTGAGCATCGCGGCTGCCATGTCGGCGGCGTAGGCGGCGGCGAACTGCTGCGCCTGGGTTGGAGTGGTGTTCATGGTGTCCCTCCTGGGGAATGTATGGGGGCGGAGCCTCTGGGCTCGACGCGATGGATTTAGCGTACACCCACTAATTCGATATGGACATGCCGTCAAGTCAGCCGAACGGCTAATAGTGGGTGTACACGAAGTCAGAATTCGTGGGTGTACACTTCCGGCATGAAGGAGAAGCGCGCGCGCGGGAGGCCAGTCACCACGGGTGAGACGCCGAAGCGCTATCTCCGTGCGGGTGGGATCTGGGACGAGGCGACCGCCATCGCGAAGGACCGCGGCGAAACGATGACGGCGCTGGTCCTGCGCGCCGTCGAGCGGGAACTGGAACGCATCCGGCGTGAGGCCCGCCGCGATTAGGGGGACTGGCGGCCAGAGGCCAGGGATCAACCCGGCAGGCCGGCCGCCAGAGATCTACGGCTGGACGACGCCAGCTGGGAGCTTGTGGGTCTGGCACAGGGCGCTCTGTGGCATGCCGCAATGCGAGCACCACACCACCGAGACGCATTCGCGGATCTGCCCGACGGGTGTGCCGCGTTCACGGCCACGCATGGCGAGCACTGCGGTGATGAAGCCCAGCACGAACGCTGGCAGAGCGATGATCCAGTCCATGGCGCACCTCCGTAGCGGCGCCGGAGCTGGCCAGGTGCGCTAGTCAACTCCGGCGCCTGCCCTCAAGTAGACAGGTGCTGTTCTGAACACTCAATGTTGTGTTCCGCTGAACACTGCTAGCCTGCCTGCATGTCCAAGCCGGGCTACAGAATCGTCGCCGACCAGCTCAGGGCCTTCATCGATGAGCAGCGGCTCGTCGAGGGCGACCGCCTGCCGACCGTCAGGGAGCTTGCCGAGCGGTTCAGTGTTCCAACTGGGACGGTCGCGCGGGCTGTCGAGCTGCTGCGCGCCGAGGGTGTGGTCGTATCCCGGCACGGCAACGGCCTGTATGTGCGGACGTTCTCGCGGATCGTCCGGTCGTCACCGGGGCGCTTGTCGAAGCGGCAGTGGGGTGCCGGGCTGGCTATTCAGGACCACGACACTGGGCAGCGGCTGCGTGTCGTGAACGTGGACGTGACCGAGGTGCCCGCGCCGGGCACGGTCGCCGCGGCGCTGAACATCCCTGCCGGTGCGGCTGTCCTGACGCGGGCGCGCCGGTTCGCCGTCGAGGACCGGGTCGTCCAGCTGGCGACGTCGTACCTGCCGCTGGAGGTGGTCGCCGCAGCACCGTCGATCGCCTACACCGGGCCGGGGCCTGGTGGCATCTATGCGCGCATGGCGGAGGCAGGGTTTGAGCCTAACGAGTTCGCTGAGCATCTGATCGTGCGCGCGCCCACGTCTGCCGAGCGTGAGGAGATGGGGTTGCCGACGGGTGTGCAGGTCATCGAGATCACGCGGCGGGCGAACACGCGTGCGGGTAAGTGTGTTGAGGTGAACGTGATGATCCTTGACAGCTCGGTCTATCAGCTGGAGTACCTGTTCGGCGCGGAGTAGCGCCCAGGGGGCTATCGGCAGCGGTGCGCTAGGTGTTACGGCGTTCACGTTTGACCACCCGAATGGGGTGCAAGTGCAGGCCAATCCGCATGAATGTCTTGTCACGCATACGACAATTAGGACACGGTTAGAGTTTCCAGTCTTGAGCGGCGGGAGACTCTCATGCCCAAACTGTCCGCGCTTCAGCAAGCAATCCTGTTCGTGCCTTTCATCGGCCCGCCCGCCAGCAGATGGCGTGACGTGTGCGCCGTCTACTGCGCCAGGAAGAAGTACCGGGTCATCGCGGTCGTATCCGCGTGGGCGGACGTGATCGCGATGACCCAGTCTGGCCACGCCACCGTCGTCGTGGTCGGTGAACGCGGTCACCTGCCCCCCGACCGCGAGCCCCGCCTTGAGGTCGTCACCGAAGAGAACGAGGTGCCGCAGCTGCCAGCCCAGCGGCGGCTAGTGCGGCGGAGAAATCTGGCAGAAGATCGATAGCCGCCCGGGTCTGCTCGGCCGCCACGAGCGCGTAGCCTGCCGTGGTTCGCGGGTCGGCGTGCCCCATGAGTTCCTGCGTGACGCGCAGGTCCTTGTAGAGCCGCTGCACCATCGTGCCGAACCAGTGCCGGAACCGGTGCAGGGTGACGCCTGGCATCTTCAGCGTGCGGGAGAAGTAGTTCGCGGTGGAGATGGAGATCTGGCGCTCATCCAGCCCGGTCACTGGGCCTTGCGGCAGGTCGCGGACCGCCTCCCAGATGACCGGGTGGGTGGGCACGACCCGTGCCTTGCCGCCTTTGGACTGCACGATGCTCACCGCCTGTTCACTGATGAGCTCGCGGCGCTGGTGGGCGATGTCGATGCACCGTTCCCCGGCGTAGGCGGCGAGCTTGATGAACGTCAGGTACGGCTCGCGGGCGCACGCCAGGGCGTAGGTGAGCTGCTCGTCGGTGACGGGCCGGGGCAGCCGCTGTGGTGGTTTCGGGCGGGTGATGCGCTCAACCGGGTTGAACTCGAAGTGGCCTTCGGCCGCTGCCCACTTGTAGAAGTCGGCGATGGCGCCGTAGTAGGTTTCGCGGCTCGACAGGGACAGGCCGTCGCGCCACAGCCAGTCGCGCAGCTCTTCTTCGCTGGTGCCTTCGATGCCGTAGGGCAGTTCCTGATCGAGGGTGGACAGGATGCGTTTGCGGTCGTCGATGGTGCGGTCAGACCGGGATTCGCTGCGCTGGTAGCTGCTGTAGCTGTCAATCAGATCTGATGGCAT